ACTCTACCCAGCCTAAGAAAATAGCTAAGAAAACAGCGAGAAGCCGCACTAGAAACTCTTGATACCGGAGAAAAAATGAAATATGAAACTAAAGTAAAACAAGCTTTAGAGACGTGTTTAAAAAGTAATTTCTTAAAAGGAGCAAAAAGAGAAAAAGCATTGGTAATGTACTCAGGCGGTATGGACAGCGTATCATTGCTTTGGAACATTTTGGAACATACAGAACAGGAAGTTCATGTTCACTTTATTGAGATAGAAAATTGTCAGGGAAGACATAAGGCAGAAGCAAAAGCGGTAGCTGATTCTTTGAACTACATGAAAAACAATCAACGACCTTTTACTTTTTCTTGTTCAGGTTATTCTTGGATCGCAGACAATCCCGGCGGTAGGGACATGGTGTTGGCACTGTTTCAAGCCATGCGTACTGCTACGGGCCTTGGTAAGCGGTTTAACGCTATTTACACCGGTGACTACAATTTAGGCAGGGACGAAGAAACTCAGTCCCAGACAATGATTAACACACTCTCTGGTAGAAGCCATAGACCAACTTGGCTAACACCTTTTGAACATATGACAAAAACTTCCGTAGAGAGGAGCAAGGGTATTTACTTAAGTATGCCTGAAGAACTACGACAGATGTACTGGTCGTGTCGTAAGCCTACTCAAGTAAATGATAAGTTTGTTGTGTGTGGTGAGTGCCACGCTTGCGAAAGACAAGAAATTATGATGGAAAGCCTTGACAAACAGTTAAAAGTATGATATACTATAACTATAGTTAACACCAATGAGGATAACATGACACCCGAGCTTGAAACTTACTTCAACAACTACAACGAACTCTTCAACCACGAAGGTTTCAAACAACTCGTACAAGAATTGTCAAATAATGCTACACAACTAGCAGACATCCAAACGGTAAAAGATCTTAAGGAACTTTTCTATCGTAAAGGTCAAGTCGCTGCTTTTGCTACAGTAATTAATCTACAGGCTACTATAGAAGCAGCTAGAGATCAAGCAGAGGCCGAAGAAGAAGAGCCGGTAGATGTATAAAATATATGACTTCCGTTGTACTAACGGACACGGCTTTGAAGAAATGGTAGAAGCAGGTGTCACGACCAGTAGGGGCGGTTGTGGCGCTAATGCTACTAAAATGGTATCTGCGCCCAAGTGCGTACTGGACGGATCTAGTGGTGACTTTCCCGGTCGCCATATGAAATGGGTACGAGAACACGAGAAAGCAGGTAAAAAGAAATCTCCACAATGATAATGATCACGGAGCTTAGTAATGTCTAGAGCAACTATGGTTGACGAACAGCGTCCTGAAGAGGAAAACGCACTAAATAAAAACGAAGAATTTGTTGACTTGTTATCAGAGTCAGCTGAATTAGCTCCAGAGATACCCGAAAGGACCTCTGAAGTTTCTGCTGATAATCCTGTAGAAAAGCCAGCAGTGCCAAAAAAGAAGGTTAAGCCCTTACCAGAAAAGTATCGTGGTAAAGGTATTCGAGACTTAGTCGAGATGCACCAAGAGGCTGAAAAGCTTTTAGGTAGGCAGTCTTCTGAGGTAGGCGATCTTCGTAAAGTTGTAGACGACTTTATTCAAAGTCAGACACAGCAAGCAGCACCTCAACAATACGTTGAGCCTGAAGACGATATTGATTACTTTACAAACCCTCAAGCAGCCGTAAACCGTGCCATTGAGAACCACCCAAAAGTCAAGGAAGCAGAACAGTACTCAGCGAGCTATCGTAAGCAAGCCGCACTTGCAGAGCTTAATAATAAGCATCCAGATATGCAAACGATCTTAGCTGACGAGAAGTTCCAAGAGTGGATTAATGCTTCCAAGATTCGTTCTCAATTGTTCGTTGCCGCTGATAAGCAGTACGATGCTGAAGCTGCTGACGAGTTATTCACGCTCTGGAAAGAACGTAAGAATGTAGCTCGCCAGACAGCCACTGTTGAAAAACAAGCACGTAAGCAGCAAGTCAGAGCAGCCAACACCGGTAACGTAAGAGGCAATGCCGAAGGGTCTCGTAAGAAGATTTATCGTAGGGCCGACATTATTAAACTAATGAAAACAGACCCTGAGCGTTATCAGTCTTTATCAGAAGAGATTTTCAAAGCATACGCAGAGGGTCGGGTCAAATAATCTAATAGGAGATTGACATGGCTACTGCAACTTATCCCGGCGCAAGCGGTAACACTGCGAAAACTGAAGCGGCAACTTTTATTCCAGAAATCTGGAGTGATGAGATTATTGCTGCCTATCAAAAGAACTTGAAGATGGCTCCACTTGTCAAGAAGATTGCTATGACTGGCAAGAAAGGCGACAAGATCCACATTCCTAAGCCCATTCGTGGTGATGCAAATGCTAAGGCTGCTGACACTGCAGTTACTATCATTGCGAACACTGAGGGTGAACTGACTGTTGATATCGACCGTCACTTCGAGTACTCACGTTTAATCGAAGACATCGTAGAAGTACAGGCGCTTTCTAGCCTCCGTCAGTTCTACACTGAAGACGCTGGTTATGCTCTTGCTGTCCAGATCGACAACGACCTCCACGCTTGCGGTACAGGCTTTGGTGACGGCGGTTCTGTTGTGTTCAGCCCAGCAGAAACTGATTACCAGCACTCTGGTTGTTTCTTCAACGATGGCGGTACAACTACTCAGTACACTGACGATACTATCGTTCCTGCTGACGTGTTTACCGATGCGTTCTTCCGTGACATGATCCAGAAGCTTGATGACAATAACGTACCAATGGACGGACGTTCACTTATCATTCCACCTTCTGTACGTAACACTATCATGGGAATCGACCGATACGTGTCTTCTGACTTCGTAAGTGGTCAGGCTGTCAACAGCGGTCTTATCGGCAACCTCTATGGCGTAGACGTATATGTCTCTGCTAACTGCCGTACTATCGAAGCTGCTGGCGACAACACTGCAGGATCTGCAGATACTCGTGCTGCACTTCTGTTCCACACTGACGCTATCGTCATGGCTGAACAGCAAGCTGTACGTTCACAAACCCAGTACAAGCAGGAATACCTCTCAACTCTGTACACGGCTGACTGCCTCTACGGTGTTGAAGTATACCGGCCTGAAGCTGGTTTCGTTCTCGCTGTTGCTGAGTAACGAACTTTCGGGGGTCTTCATGGCCCCCTTCTTTTTCCCCTCTTTTCTGCAATAGGAATTAGCGATGTCTAATTATACTAAGACTACCGATTTTGAAGCCAAGGACTCATTGCCGACCGGCGACGCCGAAAAGATCATCCGTGGCGCTGACTTTGAGACCGAATTTGACAACATTGCAACTGCTATTGCAACTAAAGCTGACACTGCTGGTCCTACGTTTACCGGAACTGTCACTATACCTACAGCAGCGGTTACTACACTTTCACTGGACGGAACAACTGTCACTTCGACAGCAGCAGAAATTAACCTGCTGGACGGCGTTACTGCGACTACCGCAGAGCTAAACTTACTTGATGGTGTCACAGCAACTACTGCTGAACTTAATATTCTTGACGGTGTTACAGCAACGGCTGTTGAACTAAACACTCTAGACGGCATTACAGCAACAACGGCTGAATTAAACACACTAGATGGTTTTACAGGAACTTACGAAGACCTTAACTTTGCTCAGACTCTACGGGCTTCTGGCGTTACTGGTGATGAATTTGACATACTTGACGGCCTGACTGCAACTGCAGTTGAACTAAATATCCTTGATGGCGCTACGGTGACTACAGCAGAACTGAATCTGCTTGATGGTGTCACAGCGACTACAGCGGAATTAAATATTCTTGATGGTGTTACTTCTACAGCTGCAGAGTTAAATCTTGTAGACGGATCTACTGCTGGTACTGTTGTTGACAGCAAGGCTGTTGTCTATGGTGCAGCCGGTGAAGTAAACGCAACTGCTCTACAGGTAGGCGGTGTAGCTATTACGTCTACTCCTGCTGAACTAAACTTGCTTGATGGTGCTACAGTCACTACTGATGAAATCAACATCCTTGATGGTGTTACAGCAACAGCAGCTGAACTTAATCTGTTGGACGGAGTGACAGCAACCACAGCAGAACTTAATATTCTCGATGGTGTTACTGCCACAGCAGCTGAGTTAAACACCCTTGACGGCATTACTTCTACTACAGCAGAGCTTAATATTCTCGACGGCGTTACCGCTACGGCTGCAGAGCTTAATACTATGGACGGTATTACAGCTACTACAGCTGAGTTGAATATCCTAGACGGTGTTACTGCTGACGCAACGGAACTTAACAAGCTTGACGGAGTCACTGCTACCACGTCAGAACTCAACTATGTAGACGTTACTACGCTTGGTGTTGTTGAGGCGTCCAAGGCTGTTACAGCAGACGCTAACGCAGACGTACTGTTTGGTGACAATGACAAAGCTGTGTTTGGTGCTAGCTCTGACCTACAGATTTATCACGATGGTTCTGGTAGTTACATACAAGATACAGGCCAAGGATATTTATACATAGGCGCTAGTAATCAGTTGCGATTAACAAATGCAGACGCAACA